CTGAAAATCTTCCTTCTAAAGGATTTGGATACCCAGAAGGCTTTGAAGTTGCTATAAAAGCATCAGGGGTTAGAGAAATTAGACAGTTCTCTACCGTTGACGATGACGATAGAATAGATCTAGACGATAAATTAAATACGATCTTATCTAAATGTATGAAGATAAGATGGAATGGCGGATTTTTAGAACCATATGATCTTTGGTACGAAGACAGATTTTATATTATAATGTCAATTAGAGATATGACATTCTTAAGGGGAGAAAATAAAATATTACTTCCAGTAACTAAGAACTGTACAAAACCTGATTGTAATGTTCCTGATATGTTAGAACTAAGATCTAATCTATTAGATAGTTTCGTAGTAGACCCAGAAATTCTTAAAAGATATAATAGGGAAACTTACTCATTTAAATTTGTACCGAAAGACGGAAGTCCTGAAATGGACCTTTATATCCCTACTGTCGGTGTTACTACACTATGTAGAAAAATATTAGCAGACAAAAGAAGAAAAGGTAAATCTTTCGATGAAAGTTTTGCTAAAGTGGCTTCTTTTATAATACCAGATTGGAGAGGATTAGACGAATCTGTTTATGATCAATATGAAAGAGCTTCTAATGAATGGTCACCCCTACAATTTTCCATAGCAGATCAGATCACCGAGAAGATAAATTTTGCTACCAAATCAAGAATCTATAGTAAATGTGAAAGCTGTGAGGGGGGGGTCACAGCAGATATATCATTTCCCGGAGGGTACAGATCTCTTTTCGTTATTTCAGATATCTTTAGCCAATTACTTTGATATTAAGTTTAGACTATGGGAAGAATTTAAGTTGTCTATAGATCACTTAGAAAATCTTCCCTTCTATGAATACCAATTATTTATAGATAAGCTAAATGAAAAGATAGAAAGAGAAAATAAAAAAGTAGAACAAGGCGAAATGGTAGAAGCATTCGCATTTTCAAAGCCAAAAAGATAACCTTTTTGGCTTTTTAGGTATATAAATAAAAATTATTTTGGCAGAAGAAAAAGATAATAAAGAGGGAACAGGATCCGAATTTCCGGTATTTAAATCATCCGAAGGTGCTTTTGATAGAGCTAAATACAAGGAACAGGAAAAAGCAATGATCGAAAGTGACGGGGTAACTGCGAGGGCTACAGGAAAAGAAATAGACGAGGATTTAGTAAAGAAAAAAAAATCAGCGGATCAAGTTATAAAAGAAGCTAATAAATTTTACGACGATTCATTTGAAAAAAACGTAAAAGGATTAGATCCTGCTTATGATCCAAGCCTTATCTATTATTCGGAAGCTTATTCAGACGGAGGATCAAATAAAGACAAAATAAGAAGGAAATTAGAAAAGGGGGAAAGTATAGACGGCAAGGAGATTTTTGAAATGTCTAAGGAAGCTGCTGAGAATAAGATAGGTAATGCACTAGTACTTAGAGACGGTAGGGTTACCGATATAGTAGACAATTTAGGTATTAGTGACGTAAAGAATTTTGACTTATATGAAGATGTTAAAAGCGATTTTAATAGTAAGATAAAGGACGAAAAAAATAAATTCGAGCCACTTCTTGATAATTTTTCTAAATTATTACAGTATTTTACTGTTAAGGAATCCACACTTGCTAGCCAATATGCTCCTATTTTATATACCCCAGAAAATATGGCTATAATTTCTGCTTTAGCGAAAGTTTTAGAAGCAGAAGGATTTACCAATGAGAGTGTTACCAAAATGGCAAAAGCATATGATGATAACATAAAAAAGCTAATAGAAAAAAAAGAAGGGAAAAAAGCGGAGGATGTAATAAAAGATGCTGCACAAGAGGCAAAAAAAGAAGAGGCGAAGACAAAAACAGAAGAAACTAAAATAGAGGAAAAAAAAGAAGAAGCAAAAGTCGAAGAAAAAAAGACAGGAGATCTTCCTAAGCCAGAGGAAAAAAAAGAAGAAGCAAAAGTCGAAGAAAAAAAGACAGAAGAGACTAAAAAGACAGAAGAGACTAAAGGGGCTGAAGTTAAAACAGCAGAACAAAAATTAGAGGAGAAAAAACCGGAAGAGAAAAAAGATGAAGCCAAAGGAAAAGCGGAAGATGTAAAAACAGGGGACAATAAAGGTAAAAAAGGTAAAGATACAACACCAGCTCTTAGCGAATCAAATAAAGGAATACTAGAAATGCTGGGATTAAAAATGCCGGCTAAAGAAGGAGACAAAAAAGAAGGAGAGGGTGGGGACGAAAAAGATAAAGGAAAAGGAAAAGGTATAACAACAGGAAGTGCCGCAGTAGATAAGAACCTAGAAGAACTAGGATTTACAAAACCAAAAGAAGAGTCTACCGACACAAAAGGAAAGGGAAATACTGGAAATAAATCTAAGACAGAGAAGAAAGAAACTAAGCTGGATGAGAAAGTTTCTACAAATACTGATAAAAAAACTGAAACTTCTACCACTAATACGCCTATAAAAGAAACAACAACACAAAATTTATCTAGTGTAAATACTCCGACTACTGATAAAACTGAGGAAAAGAAGAGCGAGACAAATACATCTTCACCAACTACTACCCAGAATAAAACAGAAGACAAAAAAACGGAGGCATCTTCAGAGGTAAAAACCGAAGGAACACAACAGAACGAAACGGAAAACAAAGAAAAAAGTGAGGGGCAAGATAAAGCTATGAAAGAGCTAGGAGATAACATGAAATCTATGGTTACATTACTAACTCAGCTGAATAATACGTTAAAAAATCCCCTAATTGTTATTCCTAACGGAAAAAAGTTTCATTAGGGATTTACTTTTTAATATAGATTTAATATATTTGTGTAAAATAAAACCTAAATAATAAATTATGAGTAAAACTTATGAAATTACAAAGGAGCTCAGATCTACAGTGATTGAGTTTCTGAATGCCTATGGAGGCTACAAAGAATGTTTGGAAATTTTGGGGAATGAAGAAAAAAATGATTTCACCGAGGAAGAAGTAAATCAAGTACTTAATCTTCTTGGGGTATTTAGACTAATGGATACATTCCATATAGTAGAGAGATTTAAAATAGAAGTAACACCTCTTAAATCCCAAGAATCTGATGAGCAACCAGAACCTACCGCATCACAAGCAGGATAAAATAGACTCACTTTATTTAAGAATGGCCAATGTCTGGTCTGAAAACTCTCATTGTAAGAGAAACAAAGTTGGATGCTTAATTGTAAAAGACCGTCAAATAATATCTGATGGATATAACGGTACTCCCTCTGGATTTTCCAATGAGTGTGAGGACTGCGATAATAATACACTTCCAACTGTTTTACACGCAGAAGCAAATGCCATAACTAAAATAGCTAAGAGCACTAACAGTGCGGAGGGTTCAACCCTCTATGTCACTCTGTCCCCTTGTTTTGATTGTGCAAAACTTATCATCCAAGCGGGAATAAAAAGAATAGTTTATTCTGAAACATACAGAAAAATAGATTCTTTTAAACTTTTCGAAGAAGCAGGTATAGAAATTAAAAAAATAAACATTTAAAAAAATAATAATTATGGCAGTAAAAAATATTCAGGAATTGGCAGAGAGTTTTATGAGAACATCATCGGAGAAAGACTTCGTTGAATTATACAAAAGGATTAAACCAGGATTAATAAATCATTGTAAATCTATATTGATAGAGCAAGAATCAGCAGAGGATGCAGTTTCCAACACTATGGCAAAGATATGGACAAAGATATCCCAATATGATCCTTCAAGGGGTAATTTTTCTACATGGGTTTATAATATAGCAAGAAATGAATCTTTGGGAATTAAAAAGAACGAGGATCGATATTTACCAATTATACAGGAAGTAGTAAGGAGTAATGATGAATCGGAAGAATCTGTATATCCAACTATAAGCTCATCTCCTGTAACTTTAGAAGCGGAATTTGATTATATAACAACTGAAAACGACGAAATGGAAGATTTGTATGAAAATGTCATCGAAAAGATGAAAGACCTACCAGAAATTTATAAAGATATTCTTTTTGATAGGGAGATATTAAGAATGAAATATCAAGAGATAGCTGATAAGTACGGAATGAAAAAAAGAGCTATAGCTACAAGAATTAGGAGAGCAAGATTAAAAGTTAGGGAGATGTTTCCTGGTGTTAATTTAACTTTTAATGATTGATTGTAACTTTTCCTAATATATAGATATAATTGATATGAAATATCCATTTAAACGTGTTATAACGGACATTAGGAACTACTTCTTTATAAGAAGAACTATAAAGAAAAACATAGGATCTATAGATTGGGATAGATTTAAATTAAGAGTCGATTGGATTGGTAGAATATACACAGTGGTCAATCTTCCTCCGGAGGTTATTTACTCTCCTGATTCTCCTGAAGAAATTAGACCAGCTTATATTCTAGAGGAATCAAGACCTTTGAACGAATATCTTACTAAATTAAATCTACAGGAGGTAATAATGCCAAAGATATCCCCTATTCCTGAATCGGTTTCTTATCTTATAGTATATAGTCCATATTTCCAGAGACTATCGATTAGATGGATCATCTACAGAATAATTTTAATCCTTTTTCTTCTTTGGCTTCAATATAAGTTTGGATTTATTAGTTGGTCTATGGGAGGGATTAAATATTTATGGAATGTTATCTTCTGATATACAAATAAATAGGCAGGCATTTCCTTGGGGGAGAGCTTACGTGGTAGAAGGAGCTGGTGAAGCTCCTTTAATTTTACCCTCTGTTACAACCATATTAAAGTTAGTAAAGAATGAAAAATACGAAGCGCTAAAGCTTCAATTCGGAGAAGATAGATGGAATAAAATATTATACGATGCAGCAGAAAGAGGAACAGTTATGCACCGGATGCTTGAATTATTTCTTCTAGAATGGGCAAAAGAGGGTGACGTTGATAGATCTTTAAAAAAAGCACAAATATTTGCTATCGAGGAATCTAGGAGAGACGAAGGAAAGTATGCTAAATACGTAAACAAGGGAAGGGATCTATTTTGGAATTTTTATCATACTAATTTTTGGGAGGAAATAGAAGAGGTAGTAGATAATGAGGCTTTTCTTTATACAACATTTAAAGGAGGATGGGCAGGAGCGTGTGACTTCGTTTACCGAAATAAAGAACACTATTTAATAGTTGACGATTTTAAATCATCAACCTCACTTAAAGACGAGGAAGATATATTAAGCTATAAATTACAAATATCTGCATATATGTTTATGTGTGCAGAGAAATATAATGAAGTACCAAAATTAGGTAGGATTAGAATCGCTAATGAGCAAACTTCAGATATTCAAACGTTTATTGTTCATGATTATGAACTAAAAGATTATCTAGGTCAATTTATAGATCTTGCCAAAAAATTCAGGGAAATTAATGGAATATAAGAAACTTATTCAATAATAACCGATATAAAATAAAAAATTAAAATGGGAAAAAAATCACAATCAGAGCCAGAAGTAATGGAAGCTCAAAATGAAGCAGTACTTGAAAAATTTATAAGTAAGGTTGATAATGAGAAGGTAGAATCCATTAAGAAAGATTTAGAAAACTACAAAAATAGTTTAAAGGATAAGGAATATGCTGTTAGAATGGACAAGGATCTTTTAAAAAGATTCGAGCAGTATATGAAAGAGGAAGTAGAGTGGAGATCTAAAGAAGCTTTAGGTGTTACCGAAATTCTAAAAAGAATCCAAGCTATTAAAAATGAAGGCATCAAGAGTGGAGTGGTTTATTTCACAAACCTAGAGGTTGAGGCATCTCATTACTTTTTAATGAAATGGGCAGGAAAAGGAGATTCAGAAATCAGCTCATTTATTACTCTTTGGAAAACTTTTGAAGAAAGCTTAGTTCTTATCCAGCAAGACAATACTGTTTTAAAAGATCTAGAAAAACAATTAGCTGCTGCAGAGCAAGGAATTGAATTAGAATAATATTCTATACCTATACTACTAAAAAGACTGGCATTAACGTCAGTCTTTTTTTGTGGATATATACTTAAGTATGAAAAAGAAATTATTGCCCTGGATAATATCCCTATCAGCATTATCTGTTTCTGGATCCGCAGCTTTCTATTCCGTTACAGGACTTGGTAAAATGTTTGCCGGTGCATCATTACAAGTAATGGTTTTAGCAGGTAGTTTAGAATTTGCTAAACTTGTTACTGCTTCACTCTTATATCAATACTGGAAGAAGTTAAATCTTGGATTAAAATTATACCTTTCAATTGCAACTTTAATATTGATAATAATAACATCCGCTGGAATATATGGATTTTTATCCTCAGCTTATCAGGAAACCTCATTTAAAGTACAGAACCAGGATAAAAATATAGAAATACTCGATAAAAATATTTATATAGTAAAAACTGAGATTAAAAACTTCGAATCACAGATAAAACAAAAAAGCGATAGGCTAGGACAATTAACTACAATAAGAACAAATCTTCAATCCACACAAGATGTTCTTATAGAGAAGTCTAAATCTACAACTGCAGTAAGACAGCAAATAAAAGATATTGACTCGGAAATAAAAAGGATGGACTCAGAGATATCAATTTTAAATGATTCTATATCATCTAAAAATACAAGAATATCGTCCATAGAGCAACAAAAATTTGGTGTTTCTTCTAATGCTGATTTAGCAAAGGAGGTTGGCCCACTAAAATATATTGCTACATTAACCGGCAGCAGCATTGATAGAGTAGTTAATTGGTACATAATAATTCTAATGCTAGTATTCGATCCTTTGGCTATTGCTTTAGTAATAGCTGCTAACTTTGCATTTGAAATGAACGAAAAAGAAAATAAAAAAGAGAAAGAAGAAAAGATGGAAGAAAAAGAAAATTCTATTAAAAAATTATGGAATAGGATATCTTTGTTTAATAAAAATGAAGATAAGTTAAACAAAAAGGAGGATACCCAAGGAGTTCCCCCAGTAATTGATGATCCTATAGAAGAAAAAGAAGAGACCCTGGACAATGTCAATATCGTATCTAATGAGGATTATAAATCTGTAGAAGAGAAGGAAGAATACCAAGAAAAAGAAAATTCTATAGAAGTATTAGAAGATACAGAAAAAGAGGAGAATAAAGTAGAGAATCCGGATAAATACAATAAGCCTTCATCAGTTCCGAACAGATTAAAGAGTGTTAGAGATAAATTCAGGGGAAATCCCGACGTAAAGAACTCTAGAGAAGGCCTTAGAAATAACCTAGGGGATTCAAATCCCTTAAATTTAAGATGATTGGTAAAGTTTATACAACAGATCAAAGGTATGTAAAATATCTAGAATGCAATCCTGCTGTTTATAGGATGGTTTATTTCCAGTCTTGTAATTTAGACGTAAAAGAGGGTTCGAATATTCTTACCACTGTCCCCCTCTGTGATTTTAAACTAGAATCGCTAGGAAGCTCAGAATTAGGTGGATGTGGGGGATCTGGTAAAAAAACTGCAACTTTAGGTCCATTAGGAACATACACGTTAACCGCTCCTGAAATTGGGCAAGCACAAGGAGAAGTGCAAATGATAGTAGTTAAAGTCAGGTATGAAAAATCATGGGTAGAAGAGGAAAGATATTTAAACTGGGAATACAAAGGAAACATATATCCTTTGCACACCTTGATGGTGCTAACCGGAAGAACTGAGGCAGAAATACCATGGCAAGGATGGGATCTTAGCTATTATTCAAATAACCCACCTAGCCCAGATTTTAGTCCTCAGCCATACCCAGTAATAACTTCACCCAATCTTTCTTTTGGGGGAATACTTTTCAGCAATCCCAATGATTCAAAAAGTGCTGAACTAGAAATATTTATTTTTAACTAATGGCTACACCACCCCTAGTATGTGATCCAATCCAATTTGAAGGAGCTATTTTTCAAAGATGTAATCTTCAGGTTATTAGAGGAACAACTGTTATTAAAGAGATGAGCCTCTGTGATACAATCATCGAAATTGGAAATTACTCAAGTTTTAGTGGATGTGTGTACGGAAATTCAAGTCTAGTTTTAAACTCTGAGGGAATGGGGGAACTCTGTTTTATAATGATTAAAGCATCATATCCTACTACACTACCAGTTTCTAGTAGATTTATAAACATAATATACAATGGTGCATACCTTCCTATGTCAAATCTTACTATATTAACAGGAAATCCTTCCGATTTATCACCATATACGAATAACAGGGGATGGGACTTAGATCCGAACGGTAGCGACATAGAATCACCATTTTTTAGCAATGGAGGGATGATTCTTTATAATCCGCATTCGGTTAGAGTAAACGTGGATGTTATTTTAGGCGGGAGTATTCAATGAGAGATAAAAATACATAGAAAGTTTAATTAAGTAAGATATATACTAAAAAAGCGAATTACAAATGGAAAAAAATATTAATCCAGAGATCAATAGATTAAATATGGAGACTTCTAAAAACGCTGCAGATTCTCTTAGAGAATGGGCTGGTTTAGGGTCAGAGAAAAAACCTGTTGCATCTTCTTTCCTTAGCGGTTCAACAGCTCAAATGCTTAAAGAATCACAAATGCCTGACATTTCAACAAAGCCAAAAAACAACGTTGTTTTTAGTTTTGGACTAGTTAATACGGTTTCAGCTTTAAAAAATTCTTCACTAGGAGATCTTCCAGCAGGTAAGATCTTACTTGAAAAATACGAGCACTTACTATTAGGAAAAGGTATTTCTGAAGCTTTTATAATCGAAGGGCTATTTAACGATCTTAAATCTTTCTCTTGGGAAAATTCAGTAGCTCCTGTTTTAGAAAATCTAAATACTATTTTCGAAAATAGAAGAAGAGAAATCGAAGTCGTTAAAGCATATGAATCCATTAAAAATGCACCAGGGAGAGAGCTTTTTTCCGATGCTACTGGACAAATGAAAAACTGGTTACTTTCTGAAAATAAATCTAGTGACACTCTTATCCATGGATTAAAAAGCTTTGGATTTAATCCTTTAGTTAGAAATTTAGTTAGCTTTTTATCTCTTTACGAAAATGATAACTCTAGTAAGTTCCACGTTGGGTTTGATAACAATGTTTGTAAAATAGACAACCTTTACTCACCTATAACGGTTAACGAAAGTGAAACATTATTTTATTCTTCTGGCAAATTCCTGAAGATTGATCACGAGTCTGGTGTTCTACAAGAATGTAACATGGACGAAGTACCAGACGAACTTGCAGATCAAGCTCAAATAATTAGCGATAGAGACGTTAAAATAGATAACAATAAGATTTCATTAAACATAGGAAATAATAAGGTAGAGATTGTATTTACTAATGAATCTAAGGAGGTTTATTTTGACGGAAAAAGAATAAATGAATCAGATCTTCCTGTTGCTGTTAGTGTTAGTACTAATAACCTATTAGAAAGCTCTAATCACAAAATCAATAAAGCTGTCTTCGTAGCTAAGAATGCTGATAATATTGTTGATATAGATTTTGGAAAGAAAATAAGATCTAAGGTATACGAAAACGTAGAAGCTAATATCTTTAAAACTGAGTCTGGAATTTATGTACAAACAGTTAATCCAGCTATGAGATTAAACAAAATCTACGAAGCTAACGCAACGCAAGCAATTAATATCATTAAAGATTTTATTAAATATGATATTTCTGAATCATTAACAGAATTCTTAGAAGGAGAACAAGCTTTCTTAAGCGTTATGAAGAATGATAAAAATGAGATCATTAAAAACGTAGAAATTCTAGAAAACCAACTTAGAAAATTAGATATAGCTAAGAAGGAAAATCCTTTACTTACTAAATCGCAAGAACTTGTAGCTTTAGAAGAAAGTATACATGATGAGATATCTTCTCTTCAAGATAGATGGAATCAAATAAATCTAGAGATATCTAGATTTGAAAATAAAGCAAAAGAAATTCCTTCAGTTAATGAAGATCTTGGTTATCCTATCGATACAGAGGTTAGAATTAAAAGAAACGGTAACAAAGGTAGAGTTATTGGAGTAGACGGAAGCTCTAAAACATATACTATCCTTTTCAAAGAAGGTAAAACCGGGGAATACTTCTTCTCAGATGTTGAAGATTTAGAGGATGAGATTGATCGTTACGATATTAAAGCCCCAGACTTGGATTTAGAATACACAAACGAGTCTAACCAGAACTTTGCAAACGCTCCAGGAAATAGAGGGGGATCTCACAAAGATTCTAGAATTGAGAGTCTCTCTAAAAAACATATGGCCCAAGCTCCAGACAAAAAAACTGGATCCTCTCCTAAGTTTATAAACAACGATAAAGGAACTATGGCAGGTTTACCTAAGAGCGGTAAATCGGCTCCTTTAACAGGAAGGGGGGTTAAATCAAAAACTGCTAATATGGCAGATCTTCCTAGCAAAGGAAAAGGTGGAAGTGGAAAAAAATTCATAGACGATTTAGAAAATCTTGATTTAGCTAAAGCACCAAGTGCATCATTAAAAGGATCAGCTAAATTTATCCAGGATCTTAAAAATATGAATTTAGCTACTCTTAAGGAAAGCCAAAAAAATTCTCACATAGAAAAAGCTCCTAAGGGTAAAGCTGAAAAATCTAAAAAGTTTATGGAGGATGAAGACGACTTTAACTTCGCAGACGCACACGGAAACAGCAAAAAGAACGGGAAAAGATTTGCAGAGAAAGATTCTGTAGCAGGATTTGCTTCCGCTCCTAAAACAAAAAAAAAGTAGTAATTAAGGAATCAATAAATGAGTCTGTTGCCAAAGACCCAGACGAGGGGGTTGGCAATAGACTCAATTTTGTTTTAGATGATTTGAAAAATTGTCTAGAAAAGATTAAAGAATTAGAAACTTCTAGTGAAGAAAACGGTAAGATAGGTATAGACACAATTAGAAATTCGAGGAAAAATTTGGAAGAATTAAGGGTTAATTTAGAACAACAGATAGAAAAGCTCCAAAATAATATTCCCGAACAAGAATGATATACGTAAAAAACAAAGAGCTAAAAAGAGCTCTTCTAGAAAGCAAAGAAAAAGGTCAATTAACAGATGAGACCGTTAAGATGTTTACTCTCATAGTAAACGGTATGTCCAAGACACATTCCTACCGAGATAATGAAGACAGAGAAGATTGCATATCTTCAGGACTGGAAGACTTAGTTAAATATTGGAATCGATATGATCCAGCTAAGTCTGATAATCCTTTTGCTTTTATATCCCAGATAGCACACAATGGAATGAAAAAAGGATGGAAAAAAATACATCCACCAAAATCCCCTAAGACTATTCCTTTTTCTAGAATAGTAAGAGAGGAGAATTCCAATTATAATGTATAATTGTGGACATAAAAAAACTAAAGCCCAATGGGAACTGGAAATCTGGTAAGTATTCCCCAGTTAATCCGGAAAAGTATATTGGGGACATATATAATATAATATATAGAAGCTCCTGGGAAAGGAAATTTTGTCAATATTGTGATATTAATCCCAACATAACAAAATGGAGTTCAGAACCAACAGGAATTCCCTATTGGAGTCCTATAGACAAAAAAGAGCACAAATATTTTGTAGATTACTACATACAAGTACAGAAGGGCGAAATTTTAGAAAACTGGTTAATAGAAATAAAACCAGAAGATCAGTATGCACTTCATAAAAGACCCAAAGAGCCCGTCGGAAATCTAACAGAAAAAAAGATAAGATCTTATAACGAAAAACTTAAGACGTGGATAACAAATAGAGCTAAGTTTGAAGCAGCAACTAGATTTGCTGAATCTAGAGGATATAAATTCGGTGCTATCAACGAAAGCTTTATAATGAGATGATACAGCCATTTAGAAAAAAATTCGAGGAATATAAATTTTCTGTTTCTGGGCTAACTTCTTTACCAGAAGAGGCATTTATGCACTGGGTAAAAAATTATGTAAATAAAAACTCACAATTTAACCCATTAAACTTTTTACAAGGAAAGGTTTATTCTTTTGCGTACAACGACAAATTAGAAGATGGTAAGAAATTCATAAACAAAAGACCCGTAATTTTTTTCACTGGATATGATAATTACGAAAAGAAAAATCTTTTTAACGGATTAGATTTAATACTTATTCCCCCAGTATTTAGATTATCATTTTTTGAGAGGGTACAAAGTGTATTTCAGGATCAGTTAGAAAAAAATATACAAAGGCAAGAAAGAGGTGAGGGCAGGGATCAGATTCCTTTTAAAACAGATTATCAAACAATGGATATCATACTGAAGGGAATACCATATAAACACGCATATAGATCATGGGATTTAAAAAAAGTTCGTGATGTTGTGGAAATTCCTTTCGAAGATTGGACTAGAATAATATATCTGGATACTAGGTCAATTGAAGGGACCCAGTTAAATGAGATATATAATAAAAATTCAAAAGTCTAATGGCTGGATTTACTGACGAAAAAAAATCATTCTTTAGTTCTATTATAGATAATATAAAGAAAGTGGGCAGTTTTGGTATGGCCTACGAGGATCTTGTCATAAAAAACTCACAAGCGGTAGGTATAACAGAAGCTCAGTTCCTACAAAAAGGTGGTATAAAAGACGAATCTTTCTTATTTGGTTTAAGAAGAGCAGATACAACCACTAAACAGTATATAGCTTATTTCGATAAGGATTATAAAAATAAAAGACATTATCTCCAAGGATTTTCACAAAACCCAGAAATAGAATTTATTTTAGATACTATATGCGACGAGTCAATAGTTTATGACGAAAAGAATTTCTGGGCTTATTTTTCTTTTATGCAGCATGACGATGTCGACGATGAAACATATGAGAAAGTCCAAAAAAGATATAAGGAGATCTACAATCTTTTCGGATTTAATCAAGATATATCAGCTTGGCATTTATTCAGAAAATTTCTAGTAGACGGAAATATAGCTTTTGAGATAGTATTTGACAAGAAAGGTAAAAATATTGTAGGGTTTAAAGAATTAGATCCCTGGTCACTAATACCAACAGTAGAATCACAACCTGACGGGAGTTTTACCGATATATGGATACAATATCCGGATAATCCATCATTAACTAGAAAATTATATGATTCGCAGATAATTTATATAAGTTATGCTAAAGGTGGAGGAACATCATCCAGAGTTAGTTATTGTGAAAGAATGATTAGATCATTTAATCTACTTAGAATAATGGAGCACACCAGAATTATATGGAACGTAATGAACTCATCATACAGGATGGCAATGACGGTTCCTATTGGTACGAGATCCCCACAAAAAGCTAAACAGACATTAGGAGAACTAATGTCCATATATAAAGAGGATATAAGACTTAATACAGATAGTGGGGAATTAAGTGTAGACGGAAGACCAAAGATTCAATTTTTTAAGAACTATTTAATGCCTTCCTCTCCTAACGGAACCCCAGATATACAACCTTTACCAGGTGGAGGAGATGCTACAGCATTCTCTGATACAACAGTTCTTAAGTACTTTGCAAATAAACTTAGAATGGATTCAAAAATACCTGCTACTAGATTCGGTAGAGAGGAGTCAGGATCCGAAGGAACAATTACTTTTACCGCAGAGGGATTAGATCAAGAGGAGGTTAGGTTCGGTAAATTTATAAACAGGTTAAGATCAATATATCAAGAGATACTAATGAAGCCTTTATGGGTTCAATTCTGTTTGGATTTTCCACATCTTAAAAAAGATTATTTAATAAAGTCAGAGTTTG